TCTCTGACAGTCCAGAATAACCTGCGGCGCTTTGGTATGGCCGAGGTAAGCCGCCATTTGGCGTTCATCAAGGAGGACATCCCCACCTTGAAGATCAGGCTCCGGCGTCATAAGAGTTTCAACATCGTGATCATTGACAGCTTCCAATACACACAGATGACGTATCGTGACTATATCCAGCTGAAGGAGGAGTTTCCGGACAAGCTGTTTGTTTTCATCAGCCATGCCCGTGGCAAGAATCCTAAAGGTGATGCGGCCACGAGCGTGATGTATGATGCCGACCTGAAGATATGGGTAGAGGGCTACGTCGCCTTCAGTAAGGGACGTTATCAGGGGGCCACTGGTGAATACACAATCTGGGAGAAGGGCGCCTATGACTATTGGAATGTGGCGGGACCGAAACAGAAAGGAGGCCAGGCATGAGCAGGATAAAGAAACAGCTGGAGATTTGTCCTCCCGCCTATATGTGTAAGGGGCCTAACCGTGAGAACTTCGTCAGTACCGGCCACAAGTGTGGTTACTGCAAGGGCAACGGCTGGTTCTGGGGAACGGAAGAGGGCAGCCGCGAGGACGTGCATGTATCCTGCCCGGTGTGTGGCGGCAGCGGTGAGCTGGATGCGATTATAACAGTGGACTGGAAACCTTCAAGCAAGTGAGCCATGAGAAAGGAGTATTACAACTACGTTGTGAAGCTGCCCGTTCTGCTTCATGAACTGTTCCGCGGGAAGGTTGCCGACTATCATTTTTCCGACATGACGGTAGTGATGAACCACTTGGTGAAGTCCTACATCCGCATGACGGATGGTGGCAGGGTCTCCACGGCCACCCGGCGCATCCTCCTCTGCATGGATCGTATTCCGGACATGTCGTTCTTCTTCCGCCGTCAGGAGAAGTCGGTGCTGTTCTTCGAGATGGATCCGGCCGTTGCCGGCAGCCTGCAGCGTGCCATCATCGCTGGCGGCTGGGGCAACCGCCAGCGTCTTGTCGTCCGCCTGGTGTGCGCCTTCTGCTGCGGTGCCGGTGTGACATTGAACAACCTTTCGATGGAGCTTGCCTCCGAAGAGGTGTTCCGCCGTCCTGAAGGCTACCTCATACATACCTACGTGAGCAATTACCAGTACGTGTTCCTGAAGGAGACGGCCGCTGCCCAGCGCATGAGCGTGGAGGGTATGCTGACGGCTGCTGCTGAACTGCTGGTGGGAACGGATGACGAAGGTTCCGGATACCATATTCCGGAGAGTCTCGGCCGTATCGCTGACCGCGTGTTCGAGGTGAGGGGCAGCACGCTGAAGGACTTCCGCCGGCAGTGTCTGGTGAGCATCCGCACGAACACTATCGGTCCGGACCGTATCGCCTCCTTCATGGAAAAGCACGGCATCGCCTCCGCCCGTGAGTTCCTGCGCCGCGTGGTCCTCTTCTTTCTGGAGGCACGGTATCTGATTTACCGTAAGGAGGTAGAACTTGATGAGGATGACCTTCCGGAGGAGGAAGAGACGGATTGGGAGGAAACTATGTACAGCCAGTATCAAAAAAGAGATTTCGCGATTTCAACATATAATTATTAACCATTAAAATTTAACAGAAATGATTACAGAAAAACAGAAAGAGGCAGTAAAGGAACTCTGCCAATACGTGGATAACTTTTGTAAGGAAAACGATCTTAGTGCCTTTATGAGCGTTGCGGCCAGTGAGGACCATCCAGACGGGCTTGAGCAGATAGCCGGCTCAATCATTACCGGCAAGACTGAACATATTGTCGGCTCTATTTCCGGGGTTGTCAAAGCGAATAAGAATGTCTATATGCTGCTTTCCGTGGGACTTATGCAGGCCTACACGAGAAAGGCTGACATTAA